AACTTCTGTACTTGTAATGTTAAGATCCCTAACAACTACATCTATTAAGTTAGATGAATTATGTCTATTAAACTTAAAGAACTGCTGTATTTCAGTTTTAGATGTTCTTTGCCCGCCTGGTAGAGATAAAGTAATATCATCCACATCTTTCGATGATAAATAAATTGCATATATTTCCTCTTTACTAATAGCTCTATCATAAATGAGTGGATTATTTATAGTTAAATCTTTAGAGTAATAATAATTTGGTTGCCTTAAATAAGTAGCGAGATCTAGATTACTTTGAAAGCCGGTTGATCCTATAAAAAATTCATCAGAGAAAATATCTTGAATTTGATATTTTCCAGGCTGAAACGTTTGATTATCATATAAATCACCATTTATATATAGTGTAGAATTACCTTGTAATGTATCAAGTCTATAGGTAAAGTTATAAAACCCGGGTTCAAACGAACTTGGCTGAAACGATATAGTTTGATTTAGTATATCCTCTGTATTTAAATAGTTTGTTAAACTTAATTTAAAATCGATAGATGTTTTATCATATATACGGTTAAGAGTGTTATAATTTGTTAAGTTGCTTTTTTTAGTATTATTTGCTTCTGATACACCAGATAGAGCAGCAGCAGTTAATGATGTAAATGTACCTTTTGCTAAGTATAAATTATCATCATTATCTTTTGCTAGACAAACTGGGTAAGTAAACTGATTCCCCCTAATATACTCATTTACCCAATCAATTGATATAAACGAACCACCAGATAATGATACTGCTTTTGTAGCTATTGGTATATTGATAGAACTAATATTAGCAGTGTAGCTAGCCACTCCACTGGTGTTGTACACATAATACCTATCTGTAGTTAACACGGCAATTTGATTACCTAGAATATTAAAGTCAACTATATCCTTTTCTGATGTAAGAAATGTCTCTGGCCCTAGATCTATATTATGCTTAACTATATAGTTACTAACCTTATAAAATAAAGTATTAGCATTTTCCCATTTAGTTTTTGTACCTGGTAACTTAAAGAGAGTATCTTTATATTCAATTACATTATCATATAAACATATCTCACCTTTATAAACATCAAACTCTGCAGAAGATAGTGCAGACACAGACATAGTATTAACATTCATCCGCTGAACTTGCTGGTTTGATTGAATAAAATCAATATGATCGTGCTCCATATGAGTACCAAAGTAATCTAAAATATCTGAACCACATTCTAGCTTAATCTTATTACCCTGAGTATTAACTTTAAAGTATAAATTACCTGCTGTTGCAACAATATAATCATCTAATGCACTCCTTTTGAAAACTTGTTTAATCCTAGTTTTAAACTCTACTTTATTTAAAAGTACAAAATCGGTATTATAGATATATAAAGTATTTTCACTTACAACATGTATAAAAGGCGTTACTGTTTGATCTTGAAATATACCAAATCCTCTATTAGTATTATTACCTAGTAATTCTAAGCCATATTTAATAGTAGGGTCAAGATACATATCAAAGTTCAATGTAAAGGACTTTGCTGCATCAATATCCTCTTGAATATTAAACCTTACATATTGTCTCCCGTTAAAAGTAAAGTCTCTACCATTATAATCATTACATATGTTTTCTGTTTCACCTCGTACAGTCTTCGAAGTAAAAAAGCTATTATATGTGGAGAGAAGTGGGGCCGAAGCATCAACAATATCGGTAATATCCGCTTTACCAACTCTTTGATACTTAATATTAATATTAGGTTCAATAGCAGCATCGCTTTTTTTATCAAAGAACTTTTCTCTTGCTAATACAGCATCTGTAACAGCGAGATCTAAACTATCTACACTATCAATTAAAGCAGGTGCATATCTAGCGTCACTTGAAAGAGCAGCAGTTTTTGTAATTTTATCTGGGTAATAATATCGATCTACCCACTCCCCAGGCTCACCAAGAACACCACCAGAAAGCCAAGTACATAAATATCTACCATTATCGTATTGTGTAGAGTTAAGTCGTTTAATAAATAACTTATCAGAAAGATTAGGTGTAGGGCCTGCAAAAGCTCCATTTTCTATAAACTTTGTATCATTAATATTTAACTTATTATACGGATATATCGAAGAAGGTGCTTGAAAGAAAGTATCAGTACCATTTGCAATAAATACATCTTTATTGTAAAATGTATAGTTAAGAACAGGGTTATTTAAACCACCTTCCTGGTCATTACCCACATATAGATTATTATATTCTCTATTATCGTAACCAGGTAATCCGTAAGGTGCATCTAGCATATTACTACCACGTTTTATAAAGTTAAATTCCGATCTATTAGTATCGAGAGAAAAATAATTGATTGGCATTCTATCACTTGATATAGTGTTATAGTTGCTTGTAAAGATATACTGCCCCTCATCGTCATATGATCCTCTCAATGGGTTAATCATTAAGTTTGAAGAATCTTTAACGTTATATGAAATAAAACTACTATTAATAAACTCTTTATTTTGATCTAAAGAATAGTCAATATGAATTAAGTTGTCGATACCACGATTTAAACTACCAGCTTCCATTGGTGCCGCTACTAACTGACCTGCACTAAGAGTAACAACATTTAATACACCACCTACGGATTTGTATAGTTGTAGATAACCATCATTATCTAACGCATAACGAAAAACGTCATTTCTCTCTCGAGTAATGTTTCTATAATTATCTAGCCCTTTATAAAATACAAATTTGCTATAAGTTTCGTTATAATTTAGATAGTAGTCAAATACACCATTATTATGCTTTATTCTTAACAAATTATTATTAAGCGCTTCTAATTCAAAAAAGTAGTTATTAGCAAAAGATCCTAATTCATCTAAAGCACGTATACCTACTGGTTTTTGTTGATTACTTTCTGCTTCACCATTAGCCTTAAAAATGTATAAAAACTGATCTGGTGCATTATTTACTTGTTTAAAGCTGAGTCTAGATACTAGCGAAGTTGTTTGATCTACTGCTAGACTCGATAAAGTTAAAAAGTTCGACAGCTTAGCTTTATCGGTAATATTGAAAGACGTGTAATTATTAATTTTAGTATCCCTCGCACCAGAAAGAGCATCAATATTATTTACATGAAACCCTTGCTCCAGCACGCTCTTATATTGATTAAGAGTAACAAATCTATCATCATATTCCCCTGTTGGAAAAGAGATTGAACTAACAGATTTTGTATAAGATGAACTCATTATACTTATTTAATCTGGAAGCTAGTTGTTGCTATCAATCTTTATTGAAGAATGTAGTGTAGGTTCTTTTATTAAATTTAGACTGTAAGTTGGCTACAGTATTTGATGCTGACGTTCCAATCATCTGAGTATTGAGAATACCTAGTTTCTGTATACTATCATAGTACGATTCTCTAATAAGCCTTATGGGTTGCAACAAATTAGCATAAAATCCATTACTAAAATATATTAGAAATTGTGCTGTTAAGTTAGAAAAAAAGCTACTTACTCCAGGAACATAAGTATGGCTATACTGGTCTAATATAGATCCGCCTACCTTACCATACAGCACCTCGTTAAAAATAGATCTTTCCCTATAATTGAAGACTACATCTCTTTGAAAGTATTCTATCTGAGACTCATCTCCCCAATTAATATCTAGTGAAAGTGCTTGACTACTTCCTTCATCTATACCTGTTAGTACGTATACTATAGACGGTGCTCCTTTAAAATCTATAGCAGGTAACGTTTCGTCATAGCTTGAAACTGTTGGGGAAGAAGTATTAATAAAAATAGTAGACATTAGATTGTAACAGTAAAGGTGTTAGTGTTGCGTGTAAAGGAACCAGAGTTTGAAGATATAGAACCGAACATAGTAGATAATCCAAAAGTACTCGATCTTAAAATTGATGCATCTTCTTCATATTTATAGATATTTTGTAGAGTTAAACCACTATCGGTTATTTTATATGTTGTATCGACAAAGTGTGACATGTCGTTAAGGTCGTTAAGAATATATGTTAATTTAAATAAATTATTTCTTTTATTATATGCTATTTTCGGTGTATGTACTTCTTCAATAGTGTAGTTTCTTAAAGCAGAAAGCGTACTATTAATAGCACTATTAACGTCAAATATACTTAGAGTAGCTGCTGTAGTGTCTGCAGGAAATACCTTAGTTACGTTGTTCTTTAAGATAGAATATTCATATATCTCAGGATATACAGTAATATAGTTCTTTGGACTAGGTGGTAGAGTAGCTGGTAGGTCTATAGATTGAAATCTTGCAAAGTATACTTTACCAGTTTCTTCAACATAGAATCTATTTGAGAATGTTTCAATACCATCAGCACTGTTAACACTATAAATGGTATTAACAGTACTAGGTTTAATAAACTTACCATCCTTGTACTTAATCTTATCAATTAGTAGGTTTGACTTTGTTTCTAAAAATATGGTATTTTGTATAATATCAAAATCAAGTAGAGATATATTAACATCAACTTGAACGCTATCAGAATATTTTTTAAGTACATCCTCTAAAGCTGTTGAAAGGGGTTGAGAATCTGAATAAGTGCTATTTTTTACATATAATCTACCATCAAGAGCTTTTCTTTGCTCTGTAGTCAATATTAAATCTTCAGAAGATAGCTGTGATAGCACTGTCGAGCCTCGTGTATCTACTGCATTAAGATATCTATAATTATCTGTATAAATAAAATCATTAGGCAACACTACCTCATCTCCGAAGAAGCCTGCATCGTAGTTAGTATACGGACTTCCAGCTGAAAGATAATAACGAACATCAGTAGCGAAGTCCAAATTACTTTTACCTGTAATAAGTTCAAACTCAGCTTCTGTTATAATATTCCTATCCACTCCAGAAGTATTTTTGCCGCCGGTTAGTATTGTTTGATCAGATAAGAAAGTACCCTCAGCCAGAACTGTATAGTAATAATTTAATGATGATGGGTATCCAGGTGCATCACTACTTAATGGATTAGGCAATTCACTCCCATCAAGAAATGCAAATGCACCTCCATCCCGCCAGAACGGTTTAAGCTCTCTAGTATTTTGTAGTAATTCTTGATAAGGGTAGAACTCTCTAAAGTATAATGTTAAAAATTGATTTAACTCGCTATAGCCGTTAGTATTAGCTGTTAACCCAGATCTAATAGTGTCACCAGAGATTCCAGTCAGAGCGTATTTAAATGTATAACCTTCATTAATATCGAAAAATGTATGCCCATCTAAAAGCAAGCTTTTAATAGTACTATCTAAGTTAACTTTAGGCTGTAACGGGGTATATTTAAACAATGCATACTCATTACCATAAATATCAGTTTGATATTTATCTACAACTCCCTGGTTAAAGAGATCGGTAAAGTTAAGCTTATAGCTTATATCGTTAAGCTCCTTTAATTGGGTAGTATTACGTTCTTTGGTAGTATAGGATTCAAATGTAGTTACTTTATTAGTAATTTTAGGATCACCGGCAGCTACACCACTAGAAACGTTTCTTACATTATCCCGATAATCAAATTTATAATATACTGGGTAGGAACTTACTGGATTAACAGATACATTACCAAAACGATTAGGATCAGGAAAAATAACAAACTCATTACCTAAAATAGATGTATCAATTGAATATTGAAAGTTTTCAGACTGTAACTTAAATAACCCAATATTATCTGGTGTAAAATTAAGACCTATATCTCTAAGTAATTTAACATCATTTGACTCTACCTGTGCAGCATCTGCACTCTGCAAGTTTAATGCATTAGATGCTGGGTTATCAGCAGCAATTAATAATCCTGACGTAGGTGGTGTAGTCGTATTATCTACATAATAAATATCGGTACCTAAATATTTTTTAATTAAAGATCGTTTAAGACTATATACTTCTGCTAGGCTAAGACCCCCCGTTTCATATGCATTAGTTACCTTTACAAGATCATTATCTGGGTTACATATAGCATCAAATTCTTCCGGAGTTATTGTTGGTGGATTAATTTTAAAGGTTCTAATAGCACCAAGAAAATTCTCGTCATCGGTAATAGCTTCAATAGCTAAAGGATCTAGATAGTACTTAGTGTCGATAGTATTAATGTTGTTCGTTTCCCCTCCCGCGGGTAGATCAAAATAATCACCATAGACATCTACAAACTCTTCAAGTTCAATACCTAAACTACTAACTGCAGCTGTAATGCTATACGTTTGAGCATTATAAGAGTCTTCAGCAGTAAATATAAAATTATAAATATTATCGAAAATTGCTTTTTCTACTCCTGATGTACTACCCTTAAGCTTATTTCTATCAATAACATATTTACCTTCATCCCTCTTCTTCTTATAAAAAAGAGCAACATCTTTTAATCTATTAGCGAAAAACGGAATAGCTATATCTAGATCAGCTGGATCGTTAAAGTTTATATTTTCGAGAAATCTTTTTTCACTCTCAGTAGTATAACTAATAACAATTTCCTTAATAAATTGTTGATAATAATCTTTAAATTGCTTTTTCTGCTCTGCTTCTGATACATCTTGAAGTGAATACCAATTTTTTAGGTAAGAGCTGTAAAAAGAACTATATTCATCTGGAGAATAGTTTGCTTGAGTATTATTTATAAAGTCTAAAAATGAAAACGGGGTAATATTATCTCTATAATCATCATTCTCAATATTTGAGTTTGTGATAGAGTAATTGACTACAACAGTTCTGAGTGATTGATTAGACATCGATATAAATATTTAGGTATCAAAAAGGTTCAAGCCTTCGTAAAGTGAGTTAGCAAAGATATTAGACATAATACCATTATCTTTAGACCAATCGGTATAAGATGTAATACCATATGTTAGTGTATTATTAGGATCAGCAAAATCAATAATAGAATCGGTTATATCACCAACCGAACTTGCATGATAATAGAATGAGTATATATCTGTAATTTCTCTGCTACCTCCGGAGAGTAATGGCCATCCCCAAGTTTCGTTATAATCACTAAGACTATAGAATTGAGAGGATGATGATAAAGCCTCTGTTAAGATTTCCATATTCACACCGGATAGTAAATTAACATTAGATGCTTGCTCTAGACTTATAGGCACACCCTCTGATATTTGCTCACCAGCAGCAGATATTAATGCTCCAGTAGATGTACCGTAAACTATACCTTCTGGTATAGTAATAACTGGTGTAACTCTTGCGCTTAATGGTAGAGTAGTATTTAATGTTGTAAACTTACCACTATATAGCTCAGTTGCTACTATTGTTTCTCCAGGAATTATAATACTACTAGGTGTAAGTTTTTCACCTAGATTATAACCATAAAAATTATTAGATCTATAACCATAAGATTGATATTGAGTTTTATCTCTATTTCTTCTACCAAAGAGTTTAGATTTACTAATTGAAAGCAGATCCATTAATCTTGCAAGCTTCGGTGGTAGGGAATATTTATTAAGCTTAGGCAAATCAAGCATTTGAAGCATCCCATCAAGCTGATCGATATTACTCTCATCTATAATTGTATTATTATTTAAAAAGTTTTGAATCTTTTCATAGGTAGCTTTACCTATCGAATCTTGAGTAGAACTTAAGTTCCCAAAAATAGATCCTAAAAAGTCTTTCATTAATACCCTAGCATCCGTAAATAGCGGTTGAATAGCAATTTCTTTAAATGCATCTTCAAAATCTATATTTTCATTCTGTTTAGCTATAGTATAGTAGCTACTAGGATTAATAGTAAATGTACTGCTTCGTCCACTTAACCCTACTGTGTTAAAATTGGCTTGTGATGCAAATATTTGCAAATCTTTTGAAAAACAACGAGAATCATTAGTTACAAAATATCCTTTGAAAAAACCTCCTGTAGATAGAGATGAAAGGGCTCCTAAATCTGATGTAAACACCGCATTATAAGAACTCAAACCAGGACCTGGGAAACCTGGATCAGTTAACCGTAATTGCATCGCAGTACTAAGTGTTGGGCTAAAGCTTATTAGTGGAGCACTTCGATTACTAAAGTTATTACTATCTTTAATTTTAACAACAAATGCTATTTTAGTCCCTGCAAACTTTTCTGCATTAATATTAAATACATTAAAGTTATCGGCTCCTTCTCCATCTATACCATTTGATGAAATGTTAACCCCACCATCATAGCTTATATTTTCAGTAATTTTTGCTGATACACCATAGTTAGTAGTATTTGCATACTCAAATATATCACCTTGTTGAAAGCCAAATATTAAATTATAGTTATCGATAATATCACTCTTAAAATAAACATCTGCTATACCGGATACTCCAGCAAAAAACGCTTCTGTATCAGAAGAATTAGTATATACTATTTCATTACTACTTAACTTAATATATAATGGTGTATCGATAGTTTCAACTGAATCAACCTGTATAGTCTCTATTATACTATTAGACGTGAGTATCTGAACAAATGATGAATGTGGGTAAAGATGTCCATAAGTTAATTTATCGTAACCGTTCCTAAAAAAGTCATAATCCCCAGTAGCTCCAGATGCGTAAGGCACTATAGTTGAAAGCCCTGTATTGAGAGTTCTATAAGAGTTATAACGCTTAACATTAATCGGATTTAGTACATTACCAGCTTTATGAACTATATCTGCATTAGTAGTAACTACTAATTCGTCTTGAACAAAATCTTTTATATCAACATCAGCATGAAAAGTATCATAATAACTAGTGCCAACTTTATCATACAGATAGCAATTAACTCTATACGATCCAGGTTTATCGTAAGCATGAAAAGCTGTTACTGCTTCTGTGGTAGTACCATCACCAAAATCCCAAACAATTCGTTTATTAGATATAAAATCCTCTATACCATCAGTTAAATTAGGTGCAAAAGTAAGCGGGGTAAATGGAAGTGCAAATGTATTGTATGTCTCTTCACCTTTATAGTTCCTTACATAGAAGAAATTATACAATAGATCAAATTCACCTGATTGATCGAGTTGTAGAGAACTGAGCGACATATAACATATTTAATCGCAAAGCAAGGTTTTACAACCTACGAATAGAGATCTTATTAACAATATCAGCTATATTGTAAAAATATCCGTATTCAAAATCCTCTAATTGATAATTAAGAGATTGAATAGCTTTATCACTCTCCTTATAATCAGGATTCCAGACTACAAAACTAAGATTGGATATTTCAGCAGTACCGTTAACAGTATGTAGAGCGGTTACTCCTTGGATATTAAGTATATCGTTAGTCATTGCAGCAACATCCACAATATCCCCTATCTGTAATTTACTAAAATAACTATTTAAAGTATTTGATATAGAGGTTTTAATAGCACTATTATTTAGAGCTTGATTCTTATCAACCGTTATACGTAATGAACTATCATTTACAATATCATCAACAGAATCATTATCACTAAAACTAGATCCTCCAACATTAGAGATACCAAACGCAAAGGCTTTAAATAATGCATCAGTAACTACTATGTTATGTGTTATATCTTTTTTATTATTACAAAAATCAGCAATAATTTGCTTTTGTGCAGAACTAATGTATCTTGGGGATAAGCCATTTAAAGTAGAGTCACCACTTGGTACAGTATAGATATATACGTTATTAAAGCTTGTTGAAGTAGAAAACTGAACTTGTGAGAATAACATACGAGCGTCATCATTACCCTGACTTAACCCACGATCAGCATAATAGCCTAGCACTTTAGAAGAGAATTCATCATTTGAAAGAACTTTAACATCTTTAGTAATATTATTAAAGTTTCTATTTATTTGATATTCATAATCGTCTTTAGTAACAAGACGATTTTGTGAAGCAAATACTTTTGGAGCATTTCTCTTAATATCTTCTGTTGTTTCTGCTTTTTTGGGGGGAGCAGATCTAGAAGGATTATTAAGTGTTATACTTGCTAATTGATCCGGTGTAATTAATGCTTGATCGGTATCATATAAAATATCCTTAATAGCAGTAAAGTTTAAAGATCCGTATAAATTAAATGAAGCATTTGCTAATATATTAGGACCAGTATCCCCAGCTTCATTATCAGATATAATATAAAATATTAGTACTGTGTCATTTTCATTTAGTTTTCTACCATTTAAGTCATTACCAAACTTAAACTCATAATTACCAGCAGCGTTAAGACGTTTTTCATATCTTTTTGCATCTGCTGATTCTAGAAATAGAGACGCGGTCTCACTCCATTCCGACCACTTACCATCTACAGAATCATTAACAAATATACTAAACGTATTATCAGATATAAATTTAGTGTTATTTAAATTTGTTACACTTTGAATTAACTGAGGGGACGTAAAACTATCTACTAAAATAATATTTTCATAAGGTTCACCAGTCGCTACAAATGTTGCTTCTGTTATGGCACCTTGATATAATATATTGGTAGAAGGTGAAACTTGTTCAAGAGTTGTATTTGTTGTTTTCTGAAAAATAATATCTTCGGTTGCTATAAATGAATTACCAGCAGCTACAACAGAACTAAACCTAGGAATTGTATAAACACTTGCAGGTATATTAGTAGCGGATAAATTAAAGTTAAGTAAAGATGTTTGATCACCAAGAGGCTTATAGCCAATGTTACTAACAAGCTTATTCATGTTCTCATAAATTGTAGCTGTATTAAATGTGGACTCGTTAGAGGTAGTATTAAGCTGAAAAAGCAACACATGATACATATATGCTACAACATCGATAAAAGCACTAAAGTTAGAACCTTCGAAGTTTTGATCCGTAAATGTTTCATTCTCATTTAGCCTTTCAATAATAAGACTCTTAAGAGTGTCTGCATCAAAGGTAAGATATGCGTTTTTTGGAAGTTTGTAATCTGTAAAGTCTTGTAAGCTCATATTATACTACGTTATTATTTAATCTACACTGCTACATACCCATCTCGGTTAAGAGAAGCATTTAAAGTTAAATTATAGATATCTAAAGTAGGTATACTAAATTCGATATTGATATCATATTGTGCTATATCTGGATTTCCTATGATATCTAATTTATTTAAAATCATACGAGGTTCTTGAATCCCTAAATTGTTGTAGATAAAATAGCCTAAAAAATAGGCAGTGGTTGAATTTATTGGCTCAAATAGATATCCCCTAAAATCTAACCCAAGACTAGGATTAAGTAGCTTTTGCCCGGGTGATGTTGTAAGAATATTTTTTATCGAATTTATAACTGCTTGACCATCTTGAATCTCTTCTAGATCTTTAAGGGTGCTTTCACTATAAAGCTGTGGACCAGTAAAACGACTAGTCGCAAGATCGAACTTTATATCTTTATATAGATACCCACTCTCAAGTGATTTCTTCTCACTAGCTGGGATCTGTAAATTATCTAACCTTACTGCCATAAAATGTGTATAAATATTTATATGAGTGACTAAATAATAGTATGGCTAAATCGAACAAATTCACAACTCTTTTGGAGTCTTATATGAAACGCTACGAGCGTGGTGGTTTTCTAGTAGGAGATGTATTCAAGTTTAATGATAATTTTAAAAGCGATGATGCATATAAAGATCTTGCTGATAATGTCAAAGGGAATATTGACTCGATGATTGATTCAGGTCTTCATATTCGTGTTATTAATATTAAAGACACTTCACCTGCAAGGTACCCTGCATCTGATCAAACATCTTCACTCGATGTTGTACTTGATATTGCACTTGATACAGGTGGCGGCCGTTACACAGATCAATGTTCTATCCCTTGCTGTCTCGGTAGTTGCGAGCAATATGCTCCTAATTTACTTCCTATTCCAGATGGCCAACGCCGTAAGAGTAAGGTTAATATTAAACCTGAAGAAGTTGATGAGAGTGAAGAGAATCCAGCTAACTATACTGATAGGGGAGATGGTAAGCTTACTCTTACAGGATTATCTCTTAAGAAAGAAAGCTATACTCAACAATATCTTTAATGCCTAAAGAAGTTGCTACAACAAAATGGTGCCCAGTTTGTCATAGTTCGCAAAAGGCAAAGGGGTTCCGTTCGTTCTATTGTTACGATTGTTGGAAAGCAGCCGGAAAGCCTAAAATAGAGCCATTATTTAAGGCAATGGATAAGCCTAAAGCTAAGAATTAGTAGGAGCTATATAATCGTCGCAAAATTGAGGATCTAATCCGGCATGCTCACGTTTTGCTATCTTTACCATTAACCACACTACCATAGTAACAAGTGGAACGATTACCAACAGCATTAATGCAATAGCCCACCCCGCTGCGTCTTGTCCACCGTGTTTGAATGAATTTGCACAAGTTGCACACGCTAAAACCGAGGATAAAAAATTCATAGTTTTCGAAAAATTAATCTTTTTCTGGTAGTACGTATGAATTGTCGGGTTGCGGCTCTACAACTGGATTAAAAACAGACTCTACTTGTGAATCGAATACTGCATCCCATTGACCTGTAGGGCAAAGCGCTATAAGCTGAGCTTGTGTATTCCAAGCAGACTCGGCTGAAAGTCCAAAGCTGAATGTATCATTATCATGACTTACACTGTTAGTAAAGTCCGATACATAATATTGCGCATCACCAGATACACCGTTAGTATAAGTCATAGTGACCTCCCAATCGGTTACCACGCCACCAGAAAGATATGGTACTGCACCAGTTAGTTGCTTTGTAATTGCCATAATATTATTTATAACTATAGCATATTATTGCAATAATTACTTCTTTTTTTTCCAACTCTTTCTTGCTGGACCTCGCTTCTTATACTTCTTATTTTTAATCTTCTTACAAGCTGCATGAGTTGGTCTACAAGCCGGGTATGAAGCGCCTTTTTTTCCAGCCTTCTTACGTCCGCAAGGACCACCAGTCTTGCAGTTTACCCAACCTTTAAACTTCTTACCAGTCTTCTTATCAGTACGAGTCTTGAACCAATCTCGTAGGTTTTCACTTAATTGTAATGTCTCAAGCTGAGTCATTACTTAATTTTACCTCCACGGTTTACACATTTCTGAACATATCCAGAAGCATAAGCAGAAGGCCATACGTCATACTTACGCTTTGCTTTAGCTTGACATTTTGCACGAGTCTTTGAGACTTTCTTTTCTGCATCTTCCTCACCCTCAGACTTCTTTTTCTTACCGCCTTTCATATTAGCACACCAGTGATACATCTTACCTTTCTCACCACCATACTTCTTAGCCCTCTTACGAAGCTCTGTTACTGATCCCTTACAACTAGCACCAGAACGCTTAACACGGCCCGGGCTACTCTCCGCATCTTCAGATGGAAGCTCTTCATCGGAATGCTTACTCTTATTAAGTTTATTACCTGCTTTCTTAGCTGCCTTATAAGCCTTACTACCCTTACGAGCACTCTTACTCCCACGCTTTTTTTTGGCGTTAATGTTGGCCCATAAACCTTCAGTAAAGAAATCTTCCTCTTCGATAACATACTCTTTAAGTAGCTGGTTATATAGCTCATCAAACTGCATACATGTATTTATATCTAAGATATTAAAATTCTCTTTATTTTTAGTACCTTTGATATAAATACTAATATGGCTAAACATAATACCAATTTTGGAAAAGATTTAAAAAATCTTTCAGATCTGGCGTTCTCGGTCCTTAATGAGAATACCAATGAAGTTATCAACGGCGGAGCTGCTTACAAGGGTGGTGATGTCGAGCATGATTGAGCGTCTCATATTAAAGCTCCTCCGTTTGGGGAGTCAATTAAGAGGATCCTTCACCACAACCTTACTGAAGAAGGAGTTGTCGAAGAGTATTACGTTGAGCATAACGGCAAACTCGTTGGTCTTTTAGCAGAAGATGTTGAGATAGTTCAATTAAATGAGCATGGTGGTAAACCACCAGGAGATGAAGAAGAGAAAGAAGACGAAGAGAAGGAAGATGAAGAAAAGGACGAGGATGAGGAGACTGTAGTAAGTCCACCACACGGTGCACGTCCTAAACTTATTGGAGTACCTATCCTTAAGTAATAGCTTTCTCGAGTGATACTAGACATGCAAATGCATTAATCTCTTTATCTACTACAAAAGCACTCTTATAGAGATGATCGGCAATTATGACGATCATCTCTTTCTTTTTCATATCAGGTAGATCTTGCTCATATAGAAAATCAAGAAAGTTAGCTAATAGAGTATCGTAGTCGCCTTGAAACCTATCCTCATTCTCAATAAGATACTTACGTAGTCCTAGAGAGTTAGTCCTAACACCTTGCATAACTTTAGCCAATAGCTCGTTATCACTAGCATTAGAGTCAATACACAGCTCACCATCTACAATAGACTTTTGAATCTCATTGATAGTCTTACGAAGATCAGGAAAATGCTTCTTAACTAAGATAACAAACTTCTTCTTCTGCTCTTCACTTACCTTTACATTCTCTAGTCTAAGAATATTAAAGCATCGCTTAGCAGCTTGATCTACAACCGGTTTAAGATCTAATGACTGACATCTTGATTGAAGAGCAGGAATAATCTTATGCTTATAGTTAGCAGTAAGAATAAACCTACAATACTTAGCATACGTCTCCATAGTATTACGAAGAGCAGCTTGAGCTTGAGGAGTTAATCCATCTGCCTCATCAAGGATAACTACTTTGATACCACCATCGAATGATTTAGTTTGAGCAAAGTTGGTAATATTATGCCGAATGACATCAATACCAGATTCATCAGAAGCATTAATGTATAAGAAGTTACATCCAAGTATATCATTAACAATAATCCTAGCAAGAGTAGTCTTACCTGTACCAGGGCTTCCAACAAACAACAAGTTAGGAATCTCATCCTCAAATTGCTTAACAACTCGTAAGGACTTATCATCTAAGATAAGATCATCCAGCTTATGAGGACGATACTTCTCTACCCAAATCTTATCGAAATCAACCATAATTACTTACCTGATGAGCCAAAGCCCTTTTCACCACGATCTGATTCAACTGCAGAGCCTTCACTCACTTCAATAGGGAAGTTAGCATATACAACAAACTGAGCAATACGATCACCAGCCTTACCTTCATAGTCCTTATCAGTAAGGTTATAGAGCTTGATACCAGCATCACCTCGATAACCTTGATCGATGATACCTGGATGAGGCATAATGCCATATTTAAAGCCTAGACCTGAACGACCTTCTACCTTAACCCAGTAGCCAGGTTCAATAAAGGCAAACTTAAGTCCTACACCAACGACAGTAGAGCCACCAGCTGGAATAGTAAAGTTTTCAATACAAGTAACATCCATACCAGTATCACTATCATGATTCTTATCAGGTAGCACAGCATCTACGTGAGTCTTTTCAAATTGTAACTTCATATATACATATAATACTATAGGTATTGCAAAAATCAACTGTAACATTAAATATGTATATGGACGAAGTTAACAATGAGATTGATGATGCGGTAGACGACATCTTAACTCAGCTTAAAACCCAAAATCATTCTGTTACCAAAGAGGAAAAGCAAGATGCTACTCTTGAAGTAGAGGATATTGAGGAGTTTCTATTAAAGCGCACTGCTACTCTTGTTGATGTATCTCTTAATAATGTTAAAGAGCATTCTGACTATATTGCCTCTGCACC